TATTGTAGCCTTTATAATAAATAGGATTGCTTGAAATTGTAGCATTGACAGCGTATTGTCCGATAGCACCGTATGATGTTGACGGAATGTTGCCTGTCAAATATGCAGAGCTAGTGATAATTAGAGGAGTTATTTGCGTAAATCCATCTGAAACTCCGTCCCATTCGTAAATACCAAAATTAGTATCAGTTAGGTCGAACCAATATGTGCCATTTGGTGGCGCGCCAGTTGGGCGAACGCTGGTACCTTGTAATTCGTTTAGGTCAACATTTGCACGTTGGATATACATTTGATTGCTTAGGCCTAATGCACTATAAGCAGCCAATAAACCGTATTCATTTAATTCGCTACCATTGATCGGATTACCATTTTCATCCAATTGGAATGTAGGTGTACCAAAGTAGTTAACCAAATCACGTTGGCTAGTAACTGTAATAATTTGTTCAGCGTTAGGAATAGTAGTTCCTGTAGCAACAGTGTTGCTTGGAGTCATTTTGTCTTGTGCGGTTGCGACTAAGACATAAGCTACTGAACCTACTTGCGTTGGTGCGTATTGGGTTTCGTCAATGACGGTTACCTGCACTCCTGGTGATACTAATGATGTTGCCATAATATTGTTCCTCTAAATGGATTGCTTTCATATATTTATAAGTAATCAGTAAATTTGGTGTGTTTAGGTGCCCTTTTAAAGGTTCGCATAAATAGGCTTATGCAATGGCGATTATTATGCACAGTTTGCGGTAAAAAACCCTGTGCGGTCAACTACAAGCGTAGGGATAAAACCTACTACAGGACTCGTTGTGATAGTTGTATCAGAAAAAATCGTGGACTGCTTGTTCCAAAACCTCGTTGGCTAGAGGAAGGGTATAAAAAGAAACCACATTGTGAAAAATGTGGGTTTAAAGCAAAATATAAAGAACAGCTATTTGTTTATCATATAGATGGTAATTTAAATAATGCTAAACAGCAGAACTTAAAAACTGTGTGTGCTAATTGTCAGATTGAGATTGCACGTGAAGGACTTGGTTGGCGTCAAGGTGACCTAGTGCCTGATTTTTAAGCAACTGTTCAACCTGAGTGTAAAGTTCATCCATACTGCCATTATTATCTAACACAGTATCAAAACTACTGCCTACCCAAGCAGTTTCACTAGCGTGTATATTGTATTCAGCTAGTTTAGTTTTAGCAGAGTCAGAGCCTGCATTGGCTTGTACCGCAACATCATACCATATAGGTTCAGCACCACGATGCACACGCACCACTTGCCCGTCTAAGCGTTTAATAATGCTGATTTCGTTAACAAAACGGCAATCTGTGATGACGATATCATCTGTGCTGTTGCGTAGGCGATTTTCTAAGCTGGCTACCCACATCTGATCATGAAATGCTCTACGCACCACTTCTGTGCCAAAGTATTGTAATACCCAGCGTGGTGTTAGATTAGGCATGTTCAAGCGTTCAGCCCACCACGGGTCTACTTGTTCGCGCCATTCACGGGCTTGTTTGGTACGCCCTTCCAGTAGTGTGCGGTCCCACCCAAACACTGCGGCCACAGCATCTTTAAGACTGTTTGCGAAACTTTCACGGCGGAATCCGTGAACATTAACCAGATAGTCAGCAACTGTATCTTTGCCTGACCCAATAAACCCACAAATCGCGATAATTTTAGCCATTAAAAAACTCCCTATACAAATTATATTATATGGGAGTTTTTATAAGAAGTCTAGGATTTTTTAACCAGTTACCCAGGTTAAAGGCATGCTACCATCTACATAACGTTTGATTTCATCATCTAGGCGTTCAAGCAGTTCTTTGCCTTCTTGTTTGAGTGCTGTACCATTTAGACTAGTTCCGCCCTGCGGACCTGCGATGCTGTTGAATTTTTCGCGTGCTTGTCCGATTGACATTGAAACTAGTGCTAGAGCGTAGTCCTGGATCCATGGGAATGTCATGTTATCATTTAACAACATGATATCTGGTTTATAGTTATCGATCCAAAGTAGGATCGATTCATACTGTCCGTTACCATCTTCATTGGCACCTGTTGTTCCAGCATATCCAAATGGCATTTTACGTATGATAGTTAGTTTTTTAGTAACCTTGTTCCATGTAAAGTTCATGTAACCACCAAACATAGTCATGGCTAATTTCTGATAATCTACGAATAATTCATAGTTTGTAAGTCCACCAACACGTCCTGCTACCAACATATAAGTGTTCAAGTAACCTGAGCTAAATGGTTCAAACTGTGATGCTGTTGTACCTGATACTGATCCAATACCACGACGGAAGATCTGTCTAACATTCATAATGCTGTTAGGTAATATGTATTCTTGTGTTTCTGGAGCAAGGTTTAGGAACGCATAGCTTTCTTCTACTGAGTTGCTGCTGCGTTGTCTGTAACGGATCAATGCTTGATTAATACCCATCTCATAGTGTTCTTTATCAGCTTCTACATCTACGATCTGATCACCTAGACGTAAGCGGATATAGTCAATGATTTCAGCACGCTTGCTGGCTACTGTGTCTAACTGTGCCTGTAGGTTAGCATCAAAAGCAATATGTCCAGCACCTGTACCTGTGTTAGCATTATATAAGTTGTCTGTATATACGCTAAGGTTGGGGGTTAGATTATTAGACGTTGAGCTGATGTTACCAGGTAAATCTGGTACTGCTTCGTATTGTGCGCCAATCTGTGTCATTTAGTTATCCTGTTGCTGTTCATGTATTTATGCTCAACAACAGGATAACAAATGAACTCACGCTACCTTGAGGAGGATGGTTTCTGCGTTGATACGTCCGTTTAATTTGATATCAGTAGTCTTGATATTTTCAATAAACTTACGTAAGTCAACTTTACTACTAGCCAGGAATTGTTTAAGTTGTTCTTCTGGTTTTCTAAGTGTTTTTTGTATGCTTTTGTTAGCATCATAGCCTGTAATAGTAGTACCTTTGATACCTAACGCACCCCCCATGGCTTCTGCTACATACTTACCAATCTTGCGATTTTTAACGTTATAAACCCATAACACTTCAGCACCAACGATGTCTACTGGATTGATTGATACCAATTTGGTAGCTGTATCTTGTTTAAGATATTTTAAGTTGCGAACCAGTTTTTCTTTTTGTGGTGGCTTACGCACTGCGGCTTTTTTAGTGGCTTTCTTAGTCTGATTATAAGCGGCTAGATCTTGGAATAGCTTTTCATAGAAAGCCTCGCAGCGTTTGAAGTCTGCGGCTTTGTAGTGGATGTAGCCTTCTTTTAGTTGCTCGTCTTCTCCCTTGCGTGCTTCTTTAAGTTCAGCATATCTGGGTTCAAATACTGCTGATATCTTGCCAATCAGTGCCTGTGGTACAGAGTTCTTAACCAGATATTCATAGGCCTTGGGATCTACAGTTTCACCAGCGAATAGACCATCTTCTAAGATTTCAAAGTATAGGATGTGTTTCTTGGCCACTTCGTTCATGCGATCTTGGATAGTTGGCTGTTGGACCACTGGTTTAGTTTCTTTTTTTTCTACCGTTTCTTCGTCGTCTGATTTCAATAGTAAGACACGTTGCACAGCATCAAGGATATACTCTACATGACGATCACGCAAGGGCATACCGCGCTCATGTGCTTTGACTAGTGCGCAGACTGTGAATGGTGTTAGGGCATCAGCTGAACGTTGATAGCGATCAATTGTGGCTTTGTCTAATTTGTGTAATCCTGCTTCGCCTTCATGTTGGCGTAACCATTGGACGACATATTTCTTTAGATCCTTAGGACCGTAATAGTAATTGTAGTAGGCAAGGCTTTTACGCAAGTGATGGTCAAATTCTTCATCTGAAAAAGTTAAGGCGCGATCATAGTCCCAAGTGGGTTCTGTGCCTGTGTATTTTTCATCGCTGAAGTTAATATTAGTAACTTTAGCTTTCTTTTTCATTCCATCGATCTTGATTGCCATACTGGTTCCTTAGTTAATCATTTAATTATACAGAAGTTATTTTAATTGTCAACTAATCTGGTTGTCCGTCATCTTCTAAGACACGCACTGCTTTGATTTCTCGTTCAAGCTCACGTTTGACCTGTTTATAGGCCGCACGTTCCATGTTGTCTAGGTCGTCCCAGTTCTCTTCCATGCTGTTTAGTGCACCAAAAAGATTACTGTGTCCATAGGCTTCGCCAGCGAACTGCACTATGCTGTAGGCTTCTTCTATTTCCATATATACAGGTGTACCCATATTATCGCTCCAATCTAAACTTATTGAGATATTTATTCGCCTGTGTCAAATCTTCAAGTTGTGGTTCTAGGCTATCTAGCAACATCACATGTCTTGATAGCTCTAAGATTTTCTGTGCGTGGAACAAGCGTTGATACTTGCTTTCTGGCTTGTGTGGATAGGTAAATTTATAATTCCATTGGTAGTTCATTTTGATTCTTCTATAGAAGTTACTGCTGATTTAAAATCTTCATCCCAAGGTTCTGATGGTATGTATGGTTGTGGAGTATTGATTATCTGCTCTACCGTCCTTTCGCCATAGACTGCTTTCTTTGGCTCAGTTATAGAGCTGTCAATACTATAGCAAAAATAAACCAAAGCCAAGAACATTAGGAATCCTGGAATAATTCTTAATTTTTTTAGGTTTGCTAATTCTTTCATATAGTAGTATTATAGCACCTTTTGCTCAAAAAGTCAACCACTTAACAACACACCAAAAGTTAGATAGCGTTCAAAATTGGCTATTTCTTCGTTGATTTTAGCTAACAGTTCTTTGTGCTGACGTGTTTGGCGACCCATTCTACGGCAGACTATTTCTTCTTCGCTCAGCTTCTTAACCATAGCGGCTATACCATTGCTCATACGCAACATATCAGGGCCGTAACGCTTCATCTTTTTGGCGGCATTTTCCAGCTGGATGCTGACTTCTGCCCAATCTAAACTCGTAGTAATTTCAGCCATAATACAGTATAACACATTTTGATTGACTTGTCAACGGCGATAAATACTAGATAATTAGGATTAGTTAATGCCACGTCTAAGTTTATACAAGCCAACCAAAGGTAATGATGATGCGTTTATTGGTAGACGCATGAGTGAAATGTTCACCGTAGGTGGTGTTGACGTTTATATTCATTTGTATTTAGGTCCGCTAGATCAACCCAATACCAGTGCCACTACTCCCGGAAATTCTAGTCCGCTCAGCACAGGCATCACAGGCATACAGGATCTACTGTTCTTAGAAAACCGAGATCGCAAATATGATACCTCAGTGTATACCATGCGAACTATCTATCGTATCAACGACAGCGACTTTGATCTAACACAATTTGGTTTATTCCTAACTGGCGATACCATGTTTGCTGTGTTCCACTATCAAGACATGGTAACCACCTTAGGTCGTAAGTTGATGGTTGGTGACGTATTAGAATTACCTAATTTGGTCGACTACTATCCCTTAGATGACAGCCTTCCTGTAGCATTAAAACGTTTTTATACTATCCAAGACGCTACTCGTTCAGCAGAAGGCTTTGCTCCAACCTATTGGCCTCACTTATGGCGTGTTAAACTACAGCCATTGGTAGACAGCCAGGAATACGCAGATATCATCAATCAGATCAAAGCTGGTACCAATACCAACGACACACTTGGTCAGGTTCTCAGCACTTATCAAAAATATATCGACATCAACGATGCTATCGTGCAGCGTGCAGAGCAAGATGTTCCAGCCAGTGGATATGATACCAGCGCAATTTACACTGTGCCTGTAAATCCAGATGGCACACCCGGTGACCCAGACGGAGATGATGCTAGCAATATCATCGAAGATGCTAGCCAAGTTGCTACAAATTCTAGCAGTGCTACACTAAATCCAGATACAAAAGTAGAAGGCTACTTAACTGGAGACGGCATACCGCCAAATGGTACCACTGTGGCAGCTGGCATTTATTTTCCACCATCACCAGTTACTGGAGATTACTTCTTAAGAATAGATTACTTGCCTAATAGATTATTCCGCTTTGATGGAAGACGTTGGGTTAAGATCGAGGATTCAGTGAGAACTAGCCTAACACCTGGTGTCAATAATACTTCTCAACTCAGCGGCTTTATCAATGATTATGATAATTTCTATGAAAATTCTGTAGGTAGTGATGCATTCATAGTCAGCAACAATTATGTTCCTCAGGCAAATGCCATCACGTCATCATTTACTATCAGCACAGGTAATGTTGTTACTAAGCTAGGTTATGTCAGCAACTATGGTGTCCAAGTAACCATTGACAATTTTGTTATCAATGACATCACTACCGTTCCAATGTCTAATATTGGCGGTAACATTGGATTTACTATCCAAAGTAACTTATACACTTATGGTAGCGAAATATTCTACACTGTTTACAGCCGAGTGGTACCACAAAGACAAAGCCTTAGTCAAGCACTAAGACCAACAGCGGATAATGAATAATGACGGCAGCATATGATTATTTTTACGACGGACAGATAGAACGCTTTTTAGCGCAGTTTATCCGTATAGTATCAGGATTCCAAGTCAAATTTGGGCAAACCAGTGCCAGTGGCACTGCTTATCAACGTGTGCCTGTATA